TAGGAACAACAGGAGGCTGCGACTGGGGACCCTGGGGCGAGGGCAGCAGCGCGTCAAGCGAGGTCATACCGTCCATTGTTTATCTAGACGACAAGCTTTCGCAATTCGCATCCTCCACGCGGTAGCGGTAGCATTTTCCATTGGCTTTGACAACCTTGTTCGTCATCTCGGGGAGAGGGAGTGCGGGCGTCTTCAAGACCTCAAAGTTCCGATGAAACAGGAGCGCCGAAATCCCCAGTCCAATGAGGAAGGAGAAGAAGGGTGCTCCTTTGTGGATGGCATCGCGAATCCCGAGCATTACTTCTTGGCGAGACTTGCTAACAGGTTCAGGGAGTCTGCCTCGGCGGGACACGGCACTTCCTCCGTCTCGAAGCGGATGCACCCCGTCTCGGTGGTGTAGACCGTTGGATCGTGCGGCTCGGGAACCATAGGGATCTTTCGGGTCGGGGGAATGAGAACCGTGGAAATCAGGAGTCCTGAGATGAGACCTGCAATCAACCAGGGAAGTTCGACCATTGTCTCTTAGACCGACTATCCTTTCTTGAAGGCGGACAGCAGGGCTCCTGGCTTCAGACCCGAGAGGGGATTGGAGCCGAGGTTGGCGAGAGGGTTCGAGCCGAGGTTGGAGAGAGGGTTCGAGCCGAGACTGGCGAGAGGGTTCGAGCCCAAGGAGGCGAGAGGGTTGGAAGCCTTCAGCGCGGACAGCGGGTTCGAGCCCAAGGAGGCGAGAGGGTTGGAGCCTAAGGAGGCGAGAGGGTTCGCTGGCAGGGCAGGCGCCCCGGACTCCGCCATCGCCTTGAGCTTGGACTGACGGCCCATCTCCAGGAAGGCATTGATGGCAACGATGAAGATGATTCCAATGTAGGCAGGAGCCCCGCCAAGAGGCAGGAGAATGGCAAGTGTCGTAATCCCAATCGCAATAGGAAGGTTCCCGTAGCGCTTGAAGACACGATACGCCGACGCTGCACTAAACACAAAGACCGCAGTCCAGAGGGCAGTTCCCACTCCCTTGAGTGCCATCGCCTGGTATTCGGACCACTGGACTGGCTCGGGCTTGCCCTGCTTGTCCGTGAACTCCACTCCGTCCAACTTCAGCTTCTGTCCGTCAGGGACAACGACACGCCGAACCTTGTTGCTCTCGTCCAGGTAGTTGACCGTCAGAGCACGACCCACGATGGTGTTCGCAGAGGAGGTGTCGGCGTTGGACTTCTCCTCGTGCTTCTGCTGCATGAGCTTCGCCTTGGTCGCCCGCACGCAGTCCGTGTCGGCTCCTCCACTGCACTGCTCCTGGGCCTGTTTTTCGATGTCGTTCAAGTCCGACGGAGTGAGCTTTGTCTCCTCCGAGACCTCAAACGCAGGAATGAGCTCTTCGTTGGCGGTAATATCAAGCGTGCCTCCGCTGGCTTTGGATTTGAGGCTTTGGGTGACATCCCGACGAGCGAGATTGTCCCCGAAAAACGCTCCCAAGATTTGGATCGGCATTGTTATGATGCGAACACAAGATTGCCCAGTCCCGAGACGATGCGCAGGAAGTTAATGGACTCCACGTAGATGCCGATCGTGTAGGTGTAGACGAAGATGACGTTGTTGTTGGTGTTCTGAACAACGGTCAGAAGCTCCGAGGGGTCGTAGAGTCCGACCTGTGCGGGAGGAATGACAACCGGATTAGGATTGAACGCGGTGGACTTCAGGATACACACCTGCGTCGTCGTCGGTGCTCCGGATGCAGTGACACTCTCGGGAAGAGGCTGCTGGAGACTGAGGCGAAGTGTGATCTTGTTGAACATGCTTCCGTTGATGGCACCGCTCGGCTGATAGGTCGAATGGTCGAGGGCAAACGAATACATGTAGAGGCCCGGAAGGTCGGGAGTGCGCCCCGTAGTGTGCCGATACATCTGGAGAAGACTGAAGAACGGCAAAGGCTTGGTCTGGAACCGCTCCTTGCCATCCAGGAGAAGCACTCCGTCCACCACGATGTTCCGAGGGGCAATGGAGCTCACCTGTTGCTGCCCCGACGCATACATCGCAGTCTGAATGCTGGAGGAGATTGCGGACCACGGAGCCCGCTTGGGGTTCTCCCAGTTCGTGTAGTTGTCCCAGTCGTTGGTCTGAATGCGATCCGACCGCTGTCCCGCAAAGAGGATGCGTGTGACCAGGTTGTGCATCGGAATCTCAATGTCCGTGTTCGCTCCAAACTGACCTTCCTTTCCGACGTAGGCAATTGTCTTCACAAGGAATGACTGATCCGCGCGCGCCAACTGGTTCATCTCCATCTCCGTGAGGTAGATGAAGTTGCCCTCCAAGTAGGGATCGGGACTCCAGGTGCTGAGCGTCGGATTGCTCGGAGCACCCGTGCTGGTGGGAGGCGACAGAAAGAGGTTCATCGCATTGTAGAGGGCATCTCCCGTAGGCTTCACGCGCTGCCCGTAGGTTGGAGACGCAGGGTTGACGTCAATCACCGTATAGAGATCGTTCAGGTTCCGAAGGGTTACGTTGATGTACACCTCTGAGTTCTGAAGCGAGACGAGGGGCAGAGCCATTCCAGGGTTCTCGCAGAACCAAAAGTGAAGAGGCACCATCAACTGGCGAGAGCGAATGCTGGGCTCGGGAGTCTTTGTGACAGGATCCGTAGTCGGGATTGTCGTGGGGCTGATTGCGTGCGGATACTGATTGGTGCGGTCGTATGCATTTGCAGGATCGTAGATCGCAGGAACGTTGCCCACCATCTCATCGATAATGCGACGCTTGTTGGCGTCGTGGAGCAGATAGGAATACATCTTCAGCCATTCCCCTCGCAGCCTCTGAATGACCTGCCCGTTCATGACCAGGTCCACATGGTCAATCAAGTTGTAGCCAATGTTGGGAATCCATTGGAACTCGTACCCGATGGAATTGGCTCCAAATCCACCCGTATATCCATCGGGAAGGGCACTGGAATTCAGATACTTCAGAGGAGACCAGATGTCCGGCAGCGTAATCGACAGATACGTATCGTGGAGCAACTGGGCATAGCGGTCGATGCGACACGACAGCGTCTTGGTGCCCGTGGTCACGAACTCGTAGTTCGTAGCCGTGAAGGACATGCGGATGTGCTCCATCGCAAAGTTCGTATGACGGCGATAGACGGCTCGGAAATGAGTCATGGAGGGATTTCCATTGACCAACTCATTTTGTGCTCCTACGCCCACCAATTGGAGAAGACCTCCGGGCATTTGTATCTAGAGAGATGGAATCTTTAACTCTCTTCCTCCACGATGGCGAGAAGGCGAAGTCCTAGGGCAAGTCCAATCAAGCTTGTCAGTATACACGGCCAGACTGGGATGGGGCTCCGTGACAAGAAATTACGCCACCGACCTCCATCCAATTGGCATGAGCGCCTGGCGGTTCACACCATCCTTGGTGTTCACAGTCGAAAACACACCGTTCCAGGTGAGGCAGCAGTCGCTGGAATACGTTGCGCCACCCGGAGCACTGCCCCACGCGCTGACCGCGGGCGTCACAAACCGCTCGCGCTGGGTCGCCGCGTTTGCCTCGACACTGAGGAACAGCGCGTTCGTCTTGTCCTTCTGCTCCGGTGGATTTGCTCCATACGACTTGGCGAGCACGCGGCGCTTGTACTTCGTCAGGAAGTCCTGCGCGGAATTGACCTGCATTTGTGACTTACGCAAGAGAATCGTAGGAGTGTCAATGCGATTCGTTCTCATCAGCACGCACGTGGACCAGATTACGGGCTACTCCAAGGTAGCTCACAACATGTTGAAGCAGGTTGCCACACTGGCTCCTCGCGTCAAGGTCTATCACTTCGGATTTCAGCGCCACCCCGGTCGTCCTGGGTTCCGCAAGGTGCCTGAGGGTGTCATTGCCTACGATGCGGCTGCCAACGAGGATCCTGTGGAGGAGGGATTCGGATTCAACAAGTGCAAGGAGTATCTGGAGATGGTCAACCCCGACGTGGTGATGATCTACAACGACCCGTTGATTATCTGCCGCTTCCTGGAGGCGCTCCAGTACAAGAAGGCGTCGTCCACCTTCAAGCTCTGGGTCTATGTGGACCAGGTCTACAACGGCATCGCACCCGTTCTGATGGACAAGATTCGCACGGAGGTGGACCGTGTGTATGCCTTTACGGACTCGTG